CCCGCGGTGAGAAGTTTTTGGAAGTAGGCACAACTCACTCCGCGTCTGCTGGATAAACTCAGCATGGGCAGAAGGGAGAAGGTAATGGATAAGACCTTGGGAGACACTGTCACTGGCCATACTGAAATCGATAGTAGCGAGAGATAAATCTCTCGTCCCTAACCGATTGCACTCCTGGGAATCCAGGTCTATCCCGACAGATTTCAACTTCTGTCTAAGGAAAGACCCGTATCCTTTTTGGAGATACATATTCAGATCTGGCTCAATGGCAATACACCTGTCGATCTTATAGTTCTTCGGAACTGTGATCATGCGACTCCCCCACACTAAAGTGGGCCCTTCGGAAATGTCGACGCTCTGTTTCCAGAGCGGATTTGCTGCAACTGCAGCAATACCGAGCGGGAGTGCATTTGGCGTAACTTCGGGCGAACCCGAAAATTTATAACAGCTATCACCCGACAACCGGGAGAGCCTGGTAGAAGCTCCAGGACCCCAGCCGAAACCACGGGCAACACGGTTCAGGTCAAGCGTTTGGGAAAGAAGGAGATGGATCTCCTCCCTAGCTTTTCTCAGGGCTGGATACGAATTATCGATCCAGTGTTTATCCTGAGAGAAGAATAGGTTCTTCCAGAAGCAGACCTCCTCAGCTATGAAAAATTTCTCATAGGCACTATCCGACTTGCTGGACGACTGAACACCGTCGTCATACTTACTTAACAAATTGTCTAGTAAGTACTCTCTTGCTGCTCTTCTTGGGCAGTTAGAGATGGGCAAATCATCGGTGCCGGGGTATCCGAGAGGTCGGTTACATTCGACTTTAAGGATACCACGGAGTTTCCGCTCAAAGACATCGAGTCGGAACTGAGGACCAAAAGAGCTGTTGCGCCCACGAAAGCGAGTACGCTGAGTAACCATAGAAATATTCCAATAGTTAGAGACCCGAGAGGGATCTCCGATACGACGCCCACAACACTCTTACGAGAGTTGCGGGTACGGAGTGTTCTGTTGGTACGCTTAGTTTCCATCGCTAGTTAGGCGAGGGTCTGAAGTTTCTCAACACTCTCTTGGATGTCGGCTTGCGCCAAAGCATTCAAGAAAAGACCGTAAGCCGTCGCACGCTCGGCTTCACTTGCATCAGGGGCGAAATTAGCCTCGACCTTGAACAGTGAAGACCGCAGGACCGTGAGAGATCCGTCAACCGTTCCTTCAACAGGAGTGGCTAACGAAATCAATACGCGGTTGGCCGCAGCATTTGTTTTGGCAATTCTGATTTCGTGGGTGAAAACTTGCATCCCTCGAACCAGACCTGCCGCCATGTTGCGGAACTGTGAAACCATCCCATCACGAGATTGAACCGTGAAGGTTTGGGCCACAGGGGTGCTGGCACCGTCATTGACGGTGAAAGTAGCCAGTGGAAGAGACATTGTGTACTCCGGTTAGTTAACTCTCTCTGATAGGATCCGATCAACGCGACGGAGCTTAGTCATCAGAACTTGAAAATCAAGTTCATCAAGATTAGCTGTCGTCTCGCAGATCGACGCATGGTCGAGGAGCATAGTTATAGTGGCCTTAACCTCACCTCTCGTTAAACTGAGATTCGAGGTTTCGGTATCGCTGTACTTGTACTTACGATTCATGCGACTTTCTCCTAAAAGGAAGAGTTAATACCTGACCATGCGCGGGATGCGCTGGCCAGAAAGGGTACTTGCCAAAAGGGCAAGCGCTTTCGCCATATGGTCTAGTGACCTGGGATCCTTAATAGGGAGCCCAGGCATCGGTGGACCTGTGGATATACCGCGAGAAACATCAACTTTTTCATAGGCTCCGCCAGAAACACTGGAAGAGCAGTCGATGAAACCTGCGACAACACCAGAGGATCCCTTGAATGTACAAACTTCCTTTCGGAAGCTAGAAGTACAAACAAGCCATCCATCATAGTAACGTAAGGAGTTCAGCGCACTCAAATAATCGCCGATGGGGATAACCCAATCTGCGACAAAAGAGAACGGTGTGAGCTCCCAAGCGGTTGCTAGAGGGTTGTCAAGACCAAGTGACCAAGCCAGATCCTCCTTACGAGTAAGGGGTTTCTGGTTGGCACTGATCGAGACTTTGCAGGACTGAACTAGATTCGAAGAATTGAGATAAGGGTAGAACGAACCTAAGGCAACTTGCGTTGTCTTCTGTCGCTTATACCCTTTCTTAGCCTTCGTAGACACTCTCCAGTCACCCGCAGGCGTGCGAGTAAGTGCCTGTACCGCTCCTGCTACATCGTAAAGGAGCGGCTTAACACCATAATGGTACGCGAGATAGGCATCAACAACGCCTTTTCCACGAGCACCAGCATGGTTCAAGCCCCATAAATCGAGAATCCTGCGCCCTTGACCCTTACGGGCATAAGCAGCAGTCTTAACGGTTTTCGTTGCTAAATCAGCAACGAGTGAGGCAGTCTTGCCCCTCTCAGCCCAAGCAGTTCCAAGGTCAAAATCGCGCATGTTTAAGCTCGAAAGAGCTTCTACTAAGGCGAGATTGACCAGGTTCTGATCAAAGTCGAGAGGGCTCTGCAACCCGTCCTGGAGATTGGACGAGAGGAACAGAGGGACGAACCCCTTCCAGTCTTCAAACTGACTGTTAGCGGTCCATCTCCCATGTCCAACAGGAGCTATGCACTTAAGCGTGTGGAATTCGTACGGTGTCATGTCCGGTTCCACAGGCTTTCGACGACGGCCTGTGCCGATGCGAAGAAAAATCGTTTCGGTAACAGGTCTAACTTCATCCCACCCGGGGTTCCACTCATTAGAAAAATGAGTTGAGCCATCGGTATAGGTTTGAACGTTGTCGAGAATAGGCATAGCGCCTCCTTAGCAGAGAAAGTATAATCTACTCGTTTTATAAAGTAG